AAACACGAATTGAGCTTAAACGCTTTTTCTAAGTTAGTAGATATAAGACAACCTAACTTACATAAATTCATGAGTGGAAGTAGTTTGTCCAGTAGATCAATAGAAAAGCTGGGTGAGTTTTTTAGTAAATAATTTAAAGCGGAACGTAAAAAATTCCGCTTTTTTTTATTCTTTTTGTTGTTATATTAAAAAATGTAATTATATTTGTTCAACAATTAACAATTAAAAACACGAATTATGAAAAATTTAACAAGAGATTGCCAAGAGTGTAATGGTTGGGGAACTGTAACAATTGAACACAATGGAACTGAAATTCCTTATTTGCAGGATATAGTTGATTATGAATGTATGTCATGCTCAGGAACTGGCCAACAATTAGATTTAGATTTAATTAAAGAGCGAATTGATGAGGTTGAATACATGATTGACGGTATGCAAACACGAATGAGAATGTTATCCGATTTTATTAAGACTGCAAACAAAGGCTACCTACCTAATTTAGCTAAAAAATACAGTGATAGATTAGAGATTTGCTCAAGAGCATTAGGACGTTTGTTGAACTATAAAAGAAAATTGCATAACTTAGCCATGTGAAATACTTAACTATACTTTTATTTCCTTTCATTATAGCCTTATTCTTTTTGGATAGGGCTGTACTTGTTTTTGTTTGGAGCGTTCCGAGTATTAAGATTCAGAAATGGTTGTTTAATGAGGTGGAAATGCGAAAGAGTTTGATTCGTGTTTTGGGTGGTTTGATAGTTGTATTATTTATTTTATTGTTGTTTATAATTGGACACTAACCGTTTTTTAAATGACCTTTACGCAGACCATAAACACTGGATTAAAGTTGTGCGCTCGTTTGGAGAGTATTATTTAGCTGAAGATATCGTTCAAGAAATGTATTTAAAGCTGGCGAAACACGAAAACAAAGAACGATTTTACCGTAACGGAACCATTTACAAGGGGTTTGTATGGATTGTTTTACGAAATATGTATTATGACTTCGAAAAGAGTAAACAAAGGCTTCAAAAAGTCGATATAACGGAGGCAATTCAGTTAGTAGATGAAAGTAGTCCATACGAAAAAACGAACGCTCAAAAGCAATTAGAAGTAAAAATAAACGAAACAGTAAACAGTTGGCATTGGTATGACAAACTATTGTATGAACTTTACCGGGATACAGGAATGAGCACACGCCAAATTCAAAAATGTACTGGAATAAGTTTTAAATCAGTATGGCAAACGTTAAAATACTGTAAGGATAGTTTAAAAATAGAAGTAGGAGAACATTACGAGGATTATATTAACCAAGATTACGAATTAATAAAATAAAAACATGGCAAGAAAAAGACGAACGAAAGCTGAAATATTAGCAGCTGAAAGCAAAGGATTAGGAGACACCGTTGAAAAGGTACTCGAAGTAACTGGAGTAGCAAAAGTAGCTAAATGGTTATTAGGAGAAGATTGCGGATGCGATGAACGCAAAGCAAAGTTAAACGAGTTATTTCCTTACAGAAAGGCGAAGTGTTTAGAACAAGCTGAATACGATTGGTTAAAAGAATGGTTTGACAAAAAGTCAGAAGTAATAAAGCCAAGTGAACAAAAGACAATACTTGCAATTCATAGCAGAGTGTTTGGAGTACGTAACGAACCAACTTCATGTGGATCGTGTATTTTAGAAAGAGTAAATCAATTAAAACAAGTTTATAACACATACGAAGATGCCAATTCCTAAACCAACAAGTAACGAAACAAAGTCGGAGTTCATTCAACGTTGCATGACCGATGACAAAATGGTAAGTGAGTTTGAAAACACGGATCAAAGATTAGCAGTTTGTTCAACAAGTTATGAAGATAACCTATCCAAAAACACGAACGAAAATTGAGCCTAACATTAACAAGCGATTACTACATTGTATTTATGAATCCAAGTAAACATAAGTCAGATTGGAACGCGCTCAGGTTAATAATGAAAGTAGCAGAAATAAACTACTGTGTTTTTATAGACTATGAAATTTACTCTTTAGAAATACACGCAGTAACAAAAGAAGAATTTAACACATATCAATACAATTCTAACTAAAACACGAATTAAATTATGGCAAAAGTAGGAAGACCAAGAAACTTAGATAGCCCTGAACAACTATACGGACTATTTGAAAAGTATAAAGCCAACGTAAAGGCGAACCCAAGAATAAAATATGTATACGGTGGTAAAGACTTTGAAGAAAGAGCAGAACCACTTGAATGCCCTTTAACAATGGAGGGATTTGAAATATTCTGCTGGGATGAAGTAGGATGTGTTGAGGACTATTTTAAAAACACCGATAAAAGATATTCAGAATATACTCCCATCTGTTCACGCATACGCAAAGAAATACGCCAAGACCAAATTACAGGCGGCATGGTAGGACAATACAATCCAAGCATTACACAGCGTTTAAACAACTTAAAAGAGCAAGTAGAGCAAATAAACATTGAACAACCTTTATTTAAATTAGATGCTGACGATAACCAATGAGGATAACATGGAGCTAATGGCTCGCTATCCAGATAATTATTTTGATTTGGCTATTGTTGACCCTCCTTATGGGATTAATATGGGTATGGGTCACAAAGGAAGCGAAAAAAGAGGTGATAAAAATAAATATAAAACATTTGCTGGTGGTGATAATTTAATACCTACAAAAGAATATTTTGATGAATTATTTAGAGTTTCAAAAAATCAAATTATTTGGGGTGCAAATTATATGACTGAATTTTTAGAGCCAAAAGCAAGTTGGATAATTTGGGATAAAAAACAACCTGAAGATTTTAGTATGGCAATGGCTGAGTTAGCTTGGAGTTCTTTTGGAAGTCCTATGAAAATTTATCAAAAACGTGTAGTTGGTGCAGATGATGTTCGTGTACATCCAACACAAAAGCCAGTAGCATTATATAAATGGTTACTTGACAAATATACTAAAGAAAATGACAAAATACTTGATACACATTTAGGCAGTGGCTCAATAGCAATAGCTTGTCATGATTACGGCTTTGACTTAACAGCCTGTGAACTTGATAAAGAGTATTTTGATAAGGCTATGCAAAGAATAAACAACCACACAGCACAAACTAAATTGTTTGTATGATAATAACGACAGCAATCCGTAAAATAAACTCTTTAAAAAAACGGATTAAAATAATTCAAGGAGGAACAAGTGCTGGGAAAACATACGGAATACTTCCGATATTAATAACAAAGGCGGCTACATTTCCACGAACTGAAATAAGCGTAGTAGCTGAAACAATACCACACTTGCGTAGAGGTGCGTTAAAAGACTTTTTACGCATTATGAAAGACACTGGGCGTTACTTTGATGAACGCTTTAATAAATCACTTTTAAGATACGAATTTGCAAATGGAAGTTTTATTGAATTTTTTAGTGCGGATGATAGCTCTAAGTTACGTGGTGCTCGGCGTGATGTTCTTTATATTAACGAATGCAATAATGTTACCTTTGAATCTTATAATGAACTTGCTATACGGACTAAAAAAGAAGTATTTTTAGACTTCAACCCAGCGAATGAGTTTTGGGTGCATACCGAACTAAAAGACGAACCCGACGCAGACTTTATAATCTTAACCTACAAGGATAATGAAGCTCTTGACAAGTCAATTATTGACCAAATAGAAAAGAATCGCGAGAAAGCCTCTACAAGCACTTATTGGAGTAATTGGTGGCGTGTTTACGGCTTAGGTGAAATAGGAATGCTTGAGGGTGTTATATTCAGCAACTGGAAACAGATTGATAGTATTCCAAGTGATGCGAGATTGATAGGAATCGGATTAGACTTTGGATACACGAATGATCCTACGGCAGCAGTTGAGGTTTATACATGGAACGGACAAAGAATCTTAAACGAACTTGTGTATCGAACTGGAATGATAAACAGCGACATAGCTAAAATACTACCTGATAACGTACCGATATATGCTGATAGCTCCGAGCCTAAATCAATCGAAGAGATTAGACGCTACGGAAAGACGATTAAAGGCGTAACAAAAGGCAAGGACTCGATAAACTTTGGTATTCAAATAATGCAAAGCCAAGAATACTTAGTAACGTCAAACAGCACGAATCTAATCAAAGAATTACGTGGCTACATTTGGGACACTGATAAAACTGGCGTTCGTTTAAACAAGCCTATTGACTTCAACAACCACAGCATTGACGCAGCACGTTACCACGAAATGGAAGTGTTGGGAGTTAATCCACATTA